ACTGAGAAGGTTGCAATGGCGCAATCCATCTTCAATGATCAGGACGATGATGTGGAAGACATCACGGACGAAGAGATCGAAGATGAGGTCGATGCTGCAATTGCAGAGTTCGAAGAAGAGGAAGACTCCGAAGACGAAGACACTGGTGAACAAGAAGGTAAAGAAATCTTCTCTGGTGCATTCGAAGACGAAGAAGAATCTTCATAAAAATTTCATCTAAAAAACTCAATTCTTATAAATAATATCAAACGGTAAAACTTAGTATGAAAACATTTCAGGAACTAAGAGAAGCCCGCAAACCCGAAGGGGATGTGGTCTTTAATAAGAAGATCATGAAAGTCCCCGTCAAGATCGTAAAGGGGAAGAAAGGTTTTACCGCTTATGTGGACGGCGACATGTTGGATACCTTCCGTAATCAACGTGAAGCAGAAAAGGCCGCTGAGACGATTATAAAGGAACTCAGATGAAACTGATTAGCGAATACGTAGAAAACGATCTACAGTGTATCGTAGAGAAGAAGGAAGACGGTGGCAAGAGATATGTCATCGAAGGCGTGTTCGCACAGGCCGATCAGAAGAATAGAAACGGACGTATCTACCCTAGACCCATTATGGAAAAAGCGGTAGGTAAGTACGTTACAGATCAGGTTAGCAAGAAACGTGCGGTTGGTGAATTGAATCACCCTGAAGGGCCGACAGTTAACCTTGATAAAGTTTCGCACCTCATCACTGACCTCAAGTTTGAGGGAAATGATGTAGTCGGAAAGGCACAAATATTGGATACTCCAATGGGTCAGATCGTAAAAGGTCTCCTTGAAGGCGGTGTACAACTAGGCGTGTCAACTCGTGGTATGGGTAGCCTTGAGCAAAGAAATGGCGCAATGTACGTCAAAGACGACTTTATTCTTAGTACGGTTGACATCGTACAAGACCCTAGCGCACCTGATGCATTTGTTAATGGAATCATGGAAGGTGTTGACTGGGTTTGGAATAACGGCATTTTAGAGCCTCAGGTAATTGAGAAAATGGAGACTGAAATTAAAACTGCTCCGAAAGCATTTCGTCCAGAAGTGCAGATTCGAGAGTTTAAGAATTTCCTCTCGTTAATTAAATCACAATTGTAAGGAGTCGATATGACTGATGTTAATCAAGAAGTCGAGAATGTCGAACTCCACGATGAAGAAATTAACGATATCGTGGAAGAGACTCTCGACGAAGCTGCTCCTGCAGTCAAGGGTAAACCGGATGCTGACGCAACCACAGAACCCGAATCTATCGCATCGGTAGATAAGGCCGCAGACGCAACAAAACAAGCTCCTGTTCCGAAAACTAAGGCAGGTATGATCAATGCCATGTACGGTAAGCTCAACGCAATGAAAAAGGTTGAACTTCAAGCTGCATACGGTAAAATGATGGGCGAAGAAGTGGAAGTGGAAGAATCAGAAGTTGTCGCTGAGACACAAATTGATACTACCGCAGAACTGAACGCATTGGTCGAGTCTGAAGCCACACTCAGTGATGAGTTCAAGGCTAAAACTGCTGTAATTTTCGAAGCTGCTGTGAAGTCGAAGTTGTCTGAAGAAGTAGACCGCATCGAAGCACAGTATGAGCAGAACCTCTCTGAAGAAGTTGCCTCTATTAAGAGTGACCTCGTAGAGAAGGTTGACAGCTACCTCAACTACGTGGTTGAGACTTGGATGGAAGAGAACAGAGTTGCAGTTCAGAACGGTCTCCGTACTGAAATTGCAGAGACGTTCATGAACAAGATGAGAGACCTCTTTGTTGAGTCTTACATCGAAGTTCCTGAGTCCAAAGTTGACCTAGTTGACGAACTTGCCGGTCAGGTTGAAGAACTTGAAGAGTCTCTCAACAAGCAGACTGGTGACACAATTAAACTTGCCGAAGAACTTGAGACATACAAGCGTAACGCAATCATTGCTGAAGCTGCACGTGGTATGGCAGAAACTCAAGTAGAGAAACTCCGTGGTCTTGTTGAGAACGTAGATTTTGATGACGAAGAGTCGTTCGCATCTAAAGTTGCAACAATCAAAGAGTCTTTCTTCAAGGCAGAAAAAACCGAAGTTGCTGAACAAGTTACTGCAGAAGACTCCGAAGAAGTTGAAGTCGAAGTTTCTAGCGTAATGGAACAGTACCTCAAAACCATTAGACAAACCGCTAATAAGTAAGGATAACTGATATGAACTCTTACGATTCTTTGATCGAAAAGTGGAGTCCGGTACTTAACGAAGGTTCTGCTGGTGAAATTAAAGATCACCACAGACGTGCTGTTACTGCTGCGATTCTGGAAAACCAAGAGCGTGCTCTCCAAGAAGAGCGTGCCCAACACGCAGGCTTCATCACAGAAGCTGCTCCCGCTAACGCTACATCTTCTATCGGTACATGGGATCCGATCCTGATCTCTCTCGTGCGCCGTGCAATGCCTAACCTGATGGCATACGATGTGTGTGGTGTTCAACCTATGTCTGGCCCTACTGGTCTCATCTTTGCGATGAAGGCACGTTACGGTGGTGGTTCGACTTCTAACCGTGAAGCATTGTTCAACGAAGCAGAGACTCAGTTCTCTGGTGATTCGTCTGGTGCTGCTGCTCACGATTCTGACAACCCTTCTGGTTTCAACGGCATCTCGCCTGTTGCTGACTCTGCTGATGCCCTTCGTGGTACTGATATCACTGGTCGTCCGATGTCTACTGCTGACGCAGAAGCCCTTGGTTCCGGTGGTGGTGCAGGCGCTTTCGAAGAGATGGGTTTCACCATCGAAAAGGCAACCGTGACTGCGAAGTCTCGTGCGCTGAAAGCTGAGTACAGTTTGGAACTTGCACAAGACCTGAAAGCAATCCACGGTCTTGACGCTGAGACAGAACTCGCAAACATTCTGTCTACAGAAATCCTCGCAGAAATCAACCGTGAGGTTATCCGTACTGTAAACTCTCAGGCGAAGACAGGTTGTCTCCAAGCCAACGTCACTAAGAACGGTATCTTTGACCTTTCTTCTGACGCTGATGGTCGTTGGTCTGCTGAGAAGTTCAAGGGTCTCGTTGTTCAACTTGACCGTGAAGCAAACGTAATTGCAAAAGAAACTCGTCGTGGTAAGGGTAACGTTGTTATCTGTTCTTCTGACGTTGCAACTGCTCTTGCTGCTTCTGGTATGCTCGACTACACTCCTGCAATGTCTACTCAACTCCAAGTTGATGACACAGGTAACACATTCGCTGGTGTACTGAACGGTCGTCTCCGTGTGTACATTGACCCTTATGCACAGGCAGACTACTGCACAATCGGTTATAAGGGTACTAACCCCTATGACGCTGGTGTGTTCTACTGCCCCTACGTTCCTCTGCAAATGGTTAAGGCCGTTGCTGAAGATACGTTCCAACCGAAGATTGGTTTCAAGACTCGCTACGGCATGGCTTCTAACCCCTTCGTTGGTGCAACACCGTCTGACGGTCTTGCTGCTGCTAAGAGCAACCAGTACTACAGAATCTTCCGTGTGGACAACATCCTCACCTAAGAACCTGTATAAAAAGAATCCCGATAGGGACACTTTTCAGGGAGACCTTCGGGTCTCCCTTTTTTTATGCCTATATAAAAGTGGTACGACATGGTAGTCTCCTAACGAAAGGAAGCGGTAATCTGAAAGGAGCATGTAGTATGAGATGGTTAATACTAGCGCTAGTAATACCGTTCGCTGCCCATTCTGCAACGGTAATTAATTATGATGATGGGTCAACCTTGACCCTAGTAGAAGGTGAGAAAATTCATGTTACTAAAGGTGCCTTGTATCAACAACGCACTTACAGTAATGGTAAGACTATCCAATTCAAGGTGTTTCCAGAAACTACTCGGCGAGATTATGTTGCGCCGGAAAATGGAACCGATCCAGAAATGACTGTTGGGTCACATGAGTGGTGTGCCGCTTATGTACCTTGGTCGGAAGGATACACCTTTGGAATGCAGGCATGGCAACGTTATTGCGACACCAACAACAACGGTGTGTATGACGAAGGCGATGAACGCTGGGAAGGATAAGAGAGGGGGACGCAAGTCCCCTTTTTTAATTTACCCGTGGACGTTGCGTCATCACGGCTTCTAATAGTTGATGGAATCTTTCTTCTGCTCTAGACCCAATCTCTTCGTCTATAACAGGAAAGTTATAAGGGCCTAACTGTTCGTAGTTCAGTGAGATGGTAGGTGCGGCGGCATTGATCGCAACATCTGCCCTGTGGTCTGGATCACCATACTTGACCCCGTTGATTCTTACCCAACAGTTTGCGTAGTAAGGAACCCTGTTCTTCGCATAGGACATGATCGTTCCCGTACCATCCGATGCCATGAACCCATGACCCACACTGAAGGTTGGAGTACCTACTGCAACATCATCCCTTGCGTGTGCGAGACCTAGTTGGTGTCCTATCTCGTGTGCAAAGATATACTCAGTTGAGGTGTCTTGATCGGGGTCTACGGTGGCGATGTCGTTCTTAGAATAACACGCAGTCATACCCGCAGTCATTCCTTGACCTTTCCACGTCCATCCCGCACCACACACTTCCCAATCCTGTTCGTTATCAAGCATCACATGAACCATGTCCACTTCGTACTTGTCAACCAACCATGCCTTTTCGTAGAAGGGTGAGTACTGGTGCCAGTCTGCAAGATCGTATGCGAGTTCAATGTTACCTAGATCATCATAGGTGGTCTCAATATCCACAGGTTCTACGAACGCAGCTTCCATGTGGATATTGATCCCGTTGAGTTGGAAGATTTCGTTTAGTTGTCGGACGTATCCGAAAACTCTACGTCTATCCATACGGTCATCCATGTACACACCTAGTCGTATGGTATTCACGCCGGGTCTGTACACCATTTCAAAGTCACTGTAGTTGGATTCCATACCAATACAGTTCTCGTAATTAACTACATTACACTCAATGTAGTCGGCTTCAACGTAGTCCAAATCTTCCTCCTATAGTCAGTCGAACTTGTCGCCTTTGAGTTGATTGAAAAAGTCAATGTCGATGTTCTCCTTCAGATGTCCTTTTTCGTACAGGGACACGAAGGGTTTTGCAACATCTTGATAGAACTTATCAATGAACTTCTTGGACTCCAACTTAGGTCTCGTGTTCTTGACCTCTGCGGGAGTCAACCCATTAAATGCATACTTGACCTTAATGGGTTTGATAGGCTTCTTCTGCAGAATCGGTTCTAGTCGAGGAACCAATACCTCAGAGATGAGTCGTGGGTGATAGTCACGATGCCACTCACTTGCACGGTTGTGGACACGACACGTTGTATGAACGTCATCGTTATCTTCGTTCGCAGACTTCTCAGTTGACTTGAGTTCTGCCGTGGCGATGGTTGCAACAACACCACCTTTACCCAATGCAGCGTTCACATCGTTGATCAGGTTCTTGTGTGCGTTGGTCTTCTTCTGGTATCCCAGATCAGACAGTACAGAAGAGATCGCCTCATCCGTAGACGGAATGGTTGTCTTTTCAACCATAGCAACAACAGTCGCAACCACATCTTCGGGTTTGCGTTTCTCCTGTGCAACTTCACCAGAGAACTCTGAGTTCTCGTTACTCATATACACATCACGATGGTAGTCCGCAGACTTACCGTCCTCATCTACCCACTCAACAACCGCAACGTAGAAATGCGTTGCGCCGGTATTCAGGTGTGCCTGATATCGATGCTCTCCAGTGTTCTGGAGAAAATTGTCGTTCAGGGTTTCCTCTACAACTGGGGGAACGTAGTACTCAGGTTGATACTGTCCCTTGCGGATCGCATTCTCATGCAATTCGATCTTGGCGATATTCAACCCCTTGACTCTTGGGTTGATGAATGGCCCTTTAGATGTGGGGATCACATTTTCCATAGGTACTTTCGCAAAGTACTTGAATCGCATTCCGGGCGTGTTGATGGGTTTTCTTGGTTCGATCATACTTGTCATATTTGCCTCCTAGTGGGCTGGACAATGGTTAAGTAAAAAACTCCTCCAGAGTTGAAGGAGTCGGTGTATCGTAATTCAGAATCAAGAGTTCTTTCTTGGTGTGTTCCTCCTCACGATATTTCTTGGTTGATACCATCGTGTAGGTTAAGTCCCATTCACGTTGTTCCCAACCAGTATACGCATTGCGTAGAGTTTCGTTTGAATTGTAGGTGATCATGATGCGATTGCCGGAGTTGTCCACACACTCGTGGAAATCCTTGTGGTCAAACGTATCATGCATGTCACCTTTATTACCGTAGATGAAAGTCGATATGTCATAGGGTGGGTCTGCAAATACAAACGCATCCGGATTGTCATCGAACAGAGTCGAGTAGTCCTCATTGGTCAACTTCCAATTCTTCATGAGGTGCGAGAACTTCGGTAACTTGGATATCAGTTTGTGGTTGAATAGATCACGCACCGCATCCTTGGAGAATGAACCCGTGGTCTCTCCTAGTCCGGAGAAGGAGCAACGGTTCATGATGTAGAACTGCCATGCAATATCGAATTCGTTGTCTGCGTTCTTGAGGCCCTCACGCATTACGTGGTAGTAGTCCAAGTGTGCTTGCAGGGGATCAGAAGAACCGTCGAGTTCATCCTTCACACTGTGAAGTTTGTCTGCGAGTTTCTTACCCTCTTTCTGTAGGGTCAACCAGAAACAGTAGAGGTTGTAGTACTTGTCGTTGACCCAAACCGGAACCTGTGGAAACTTCTTCGTAAACGCAAATGCACAACTACCACCCCCAAGGAAGGGTTCACGATATTCTTTGATAGATTCGATGGGCATGTTTTCACTACCGAATAAGAAGTCGGTAGCACGGGACTTTCCGCCGGGATATCTTAGTGGTGTCTTTAGGTCTTTCATGGATTCCTCATGTATAAGATATGTATAATACTATAAAACCATGCACTTGTCAAGCGTATAAATAGAAGGGTACATAGGAGACACTCATGGCAACCTTAACAACTAACAAGAACTACCTGCAACCTACGGGGTTTTCGATCTCTATAGAGAGAACTAACTATCCGAATTTGCAGTTTTTCGCACAGAGTATAACACATCCTGGCGCTTCTGTCAATGTAATTGAATTACCTGTTCGAAGAATTCAGGGCATCCCTTTGGCGGGAGACAAGATCACCTTCGGTGAATTGCAAGTGGACTTCATTCTTGATGAGGACATGGAAGGTTATCAGGAGATGCAGAGTTGGTTAGAGCGTTTGGTTAACGAGGGAGACGTTACCCAAGAACAAGCATTGAAGGATGGAAAGATCGCTACCTTTGCAGATATCACGGTAAGTATCCTAACCAGTCATAACAACGTGAACAAGAGAATCCGATACATCAATGCGTTACCCACTACCATTGGGTCGATTGAGATGAACGCATCTCAAAATCAGACCTTCATCCAATTCACATCCAGCTTTAGGTTTGACTACTTTGAGATAATTTAATATGCATAGTGTTGTGATAAGGAACAGAAATGTTCTTGACATCCTAGAGGATTTTCGTTATACTTACCTAGAGAAATATTCCGTAAAAGACATATGTAAGTTTTACGGCGATCCGTCACTTAGAGATTACCACACATCTGACCAGTACAGAGACAAACTCATTGCACTGGGAGTTCATCATGAGGGTGGTGCTTCGAAGGGTTATGGTTACAAGATAAAACCGGATCATCTGAAGATTCCTGTAGAGGGATATAAAGAGGACTGGATTGATCTTGACAGTAGAATGAAGACGGAGTTAGGACTAGATTGTTCTGCCTTGAGTACTCTGTATCCACCTGAAGGGTACATCGAATGGCACAACAATGCGAATGCGTCCGCACACAACCTTATCTTCACGTGGAGTGAGACGGGAGAAGGTAACTTCACCTACTATGATATGGAGACCCAACAGAACGTGGTCATGAAAGACCCAAAGGGTTGGTCGTTGAAGGCTGGATATTTCGGTAGTTATGAAAGTGATAAATTAGTATATCACTGTGCATCTACAGACTGTTGGAGAATGACCCTATCCTACGTGTTGGGTCACAACCTAGAGTATTGGAAGGATTGTTTAGATTATATTAGCGAGGAGTGATTATGTTACTAGACCTTGAGTCTATTTTGAGTGAGTGGAAGGAAGACGCAGAGATCGATAGATACAAGTTAGACGATACGTCTATCGACACCCCTAAGTTACACGCCAAGTATCTACAGTATTTGTCTTTGACCAAGTTGCAACTCAAACGAGCAGAACACGCACAACGTACCCTGTTCAAAGATAAGTTCATGTACTACGAAGGGAAGATGTCCCAAGAGGAGATCAACTCTAAGAAGTGGCAGTACGATCCGTTCGAAGGTAACATCCCAACCAAGGCCATGAAAGAAAAGATGGCGGATGCGGATACTGACATCCAACGATCCGAAGAGAAGATTGAGTACCTTAAGGTTACTATAAGTACACTGGAAGAAATCATTCAAACCTTGCGATGGAGACACTCGACGATTAAAAACATCATCGATTGGAGACGACTTGAATCAGGTGGATAATACAATACGAGTGAAGATGTTGAGTCACTCGTACATGGCTGTGGAATCTAGTCCGTCACAGGAACAGGAGTTACGTGAGTACTTCTCTTTCTTTGTGCCGGGCTATAAGTTCATGCCTGCCTATAAAAGGAGACAGTGGGACGGTAAGATCAAACTCTACAACCAAGTCACCAAGCAACTCCACGTGGGTCTTTATCACCATCTGCGTAAGTTTTGTGGGGATCGTTTCTATCCCTTGCAGATCGTGGACAGTTACGAATGGGGTACTCCGACTGCGAAGAACAAAATCTCGCACCCTGATTTGGTAAAGTTCCTAAACAACCTAGGCACACCCTACGAACCTCGTGACTACCAGTACGATGCAATCGCACACAGTATTGAAAACAAACGGGCGATCCTGTTGTCCCCCACAGGTTCCGGTAAGTCCTTCATTATCTACAACGCATTGCGGTGGATTGAGAAGAACGAGAGTGGTAAGATTCTTATTGTCGTACCAACAACATCACTGGTAGAACAGATGTTCGGGGACTTCAAGGAGTACGGTCTAGACGTAGAAAGTCACGTGCACATGATCTACTCCGGTAAGGAAAAGGTGACGGACAGACGAATCATCATTTCCACGTGGCAATCTATCTACAAGTTTCCTCGTGAATGGTTTCAGGACATATCTTGTATTTTCGGAGATGAAGTCCATTTATTCAAGGCTAAGTCTCTGGGGACACTCATGGACAAGTGTACGAACGCACGGTATCGTATTGGTACTACGGGTACACTTGACGGGACTGAGACCAACAAACTGGTACTGGAAGGATTGTTTGGGCCTGTCTACAAGGTTACCACCACGGTCAAACTGCAGGAGGAAAAGACTCTCGCAGACCTAGACATCAAAGTGTTACTGCTTCGTTACCACAACGATGAGTGTGTGAAACTGAAGGGTAGTACCTATCAGGAAGAACTTGAATATATAGTTACTAACGAGAAGCGGAACAATTTCGTCAAGAACCTCGCACTGGATCAGAAGGGTAATACTCTAGTTCTGTTTCAGTTTGTGGAGAAGCATGGTAAGGTCTTGCATGATCTTATTCGGAAGTCGGCCGGAGATAATAGAAAAGTATTCTACGTCTCCGGTGAAGTAGATGCCTCTGACAGAGAACAGATTAGAGGTATCGTGGAGAAACAAACTAATGCTATCATTGTTGCATCACTGGGAACTTTTTCTACTGGCATTAATATACGCAATTTGCATAATATTATATTTGCTTCTCCAAGTAAATCACAGGTTAAGGTACTTCAGTCTATCGGACGAGGGTTACGAAAAAGTGACGATGGGTCTACTACTAACCTTTTTGATATATCAGACGATCTACATTGTAGAGGTTATCGGAACTTCACACTGAAACATTCCGCTGAAAGAATTAAGATATATACTAAGGAAGGATTCAAGTATAAAATCTACCCTATCAACCTAAAGGATAAATCATGATTAAGCATCTAAAACTGAGTACCGGAGATGAGTTAGTCTGCGAAGTACTAGAAGATGGAGAATATGAGATTGCGATCAGAAACGCATTGCGTCTTGTGTCTAAAATTCAGGACGGATACAAGTTCTACACTTTCAAAAATTTTATGGTTTATCAAGATCGCCGAGATTCTGTACAAGTCATCCGGGCTGACCATATTGTATCCTACGCAAATCCACCCGAAGACCTAATTGGTGAGTGGAATAAGGCACTTGAGGAAATGTATGCGGACAGAGAGATGGAAGATGGGCCTGATGAGTTCCCCGAAGTACAGTTGGATTCTGCCGGAGATAACGTTATTCCGTTCAAACCGTTGATTCACTGAAGGGTATATTCAACCCTCTCCGGAAGCATTATGGATTATATCACGGATTTTTGATTATGTCAAGTAAAATCGTAGGATTCACCGCATCAACCTTTGATCTACTACACGCCGGTCACGTCTCTATGTTGAGAGAGGCGAAGGAGCAGTGCACCTATCTTATCTGTGGTTTGCAGGTCGATCCCTCTGTAGACAGACCGGAAAAGAACAAACCCGTTCAGACCTTGGTTGAGAGGTATACGCAACTGGCGGGAATCAAATACGTCGATGAGATCATTCCTTACCAGACTGAAGAAGACCTTGAGGACATTCTCAAGATGGTCAACATCGATCTTCGAATCATTGGGTCAGAGTACAAGGACAAGACTTTCACAGGTCGTGCAACGTGTGCGGCTCGTGGTATTGAAATCTACTTCAACAAAAGAGATCACCGATTCTCTACAAGTGACCTACGCAGAAGGGTCGGTGACAGAGAGTACGGTCTTGACAATCCACCCACCGATGTTATATAATACTTGAAATTTTAGGAGTGTTCTGTGAGCAACAAAGTCAAACCAAAAGAGAAACCCCATTACGTCAATAACCGACAGTTCTCCGAAGCTGTCATGGACTATTGCACTCGTGTACAGTGGTGTCAGAAAAAAGGTGACCCCAAACCTGTCGTACCCGATTACATTGCGGAGTGCTTCCTTAAGATTGCGGAGGGTCTCTCACACAAGGGTAACTTTGTTAGGTACACCTACCGTGAAGAGATGGTCATGGATGCAGTCGAGAACTGTCTCAAGGCCATTGAAAACTACAATATCGAATCGGCGACTCGTTCAGGTAATCCTAATGCATTTGCATACTTCACACAGATTTCGTGGTATGCATTCCTTCGGAGGATTCAGAAAGAGAAGAAGCAACAGGACATTAAACTCAAGTACATCTCTGACGCAGGGATTGAGGCGTTCCTTGACGGTCACTCTGATCAAGAGAAGGACTTCTCTAACGTGGTTCCCTTTGTAGATGTGTTACGTCAACGTATCGATCTTGTTAAAGAACATGATGCGGACTTCAAGGAGTATGTGAACGAACAGAAGAAGCGTAAGCGTCGAAGAGTCAAGGCGGACTCGGACTTAACAGACTTTCTGATTTGATGCGATTCTATGTGTTGGTGTCCTACAACTCCGCTGCATTCAAAAGGACTCTGGTAGGACTACCTAAAGACAAAACACAAGTAGTAATCAACACTCTTGGTGATGCACAAGAACTGATTCTTATGTGCGAATATATGAGAGTGCCATACGTAGTTACGGAATCGGATGGCACTCCAGCCACGGGAAAGAACTCTATGATGGAGGTGTTCCTTAAGAGTGATGATGACTATGGTGTGTTCATAGATTCGGGTGATATTCTAACTCCTACGGGAGTTGAGTATTATACAAAGTTGGAACGTAGACCCAAACCGCCCGATCTTGTTGTGTTGTATAAACAGATTGAAATAATGGGCGAAATCGATGTTGATCGTCTTAGTCCCAACATGTTGGCATCCCAATTTCCAAAAGAGTGGAGCGTCAGATATCCTTACGATAAAAGTGTAGATGATGTATATAAACTGTCTGAAAAACAGTTGTATGAGTGGATGTGTTTTCAAGCAGATCGTGTCGGTGATGACGATGAGATCAGAGTGCATTCCAAGGAAAGGAAAATCTTCCATGACTTCATGAATGAGTTCAGTGAAGAGTATGAGTATATGACTCGTATGGTATTCATCTCACGAAAGGCGGCGGAATACATTGACTATGACAACTCTCTGATGATAGGGGAAGACACCGTGCAATATCTGAAGCTAAAGAAACTTGCACTGGAGGGACACCTAAGAGCCTTTAAGAAGAGAGACGGGTTGGGAGTTTCTCCCACTTACCTTCAGGTGTTTGATGGTGGCAGTATTACAAACCGTAGAAGAACCACGTGGGATTGGTGTATACCCCTCAACCGCAAACTAGAAGAGATGCAATATCAAGGCGAGATGCCTACCCCAAACGTAAATATTCCCGATGTCGAAAATGCTTGACAAACCTCTACCGTTCGTGTAGAATGTCGGATATATTAGTCAATCTATAGGTTAATTATGAAGATAGCGATTCTGAATGACACCCATTGTGGTGCTCGGAATTCTTCTGACATCTTTATGGATTACCAAGAACGCTTCTACTCCGAAGTGTTCTTTCCATATCTGTTAGAAAATGACATCAAACAGATTTTGCACCTTGGTGATTACTACGATAATCGTAAGACCATCAACTTCAAGGCGCTCAACCACAACCGTAAATGTTTCTTACAGAAGTTGCGTGAGTACGGGATCACGATGGACATCATTCCCGGCAACCACGACACCTACTATAAGAACACGAATGAACTGAATGCACTAAAGGAACTGCAGGGTCACTACATGAACGAAGTGAACCTGATCATGGAACCCACAGTGATGGACTATGATGGTCTGAAGATGGCCCTCATCCCTTGGATCAATCCAGAGAACGAGAAAGACACACTTGAGTTTCTTTCTACGTGTAAGGCGTCTCACGTGGGCGCACACCTAGAGTTGCAGGGGTTCGATATGCAACGGGGTATGCCCTGTCACGATGGTATGAACCCAAGTCACTTCGCAAACTTTGAGATGGTTCTGACCGGACACTTCCATGCGAAGTCTACGCAGGGTAACATCCACTACCTTGGGTCTCAGATGGAGTTCTTCTGGAACGACTGCAACGACAACAAGTACTTCCATGTTCTTGATACTGAAACAAGAGAATTGACTCCGGTACGTAACCCCATCACTATCTACGAGAAGATTTACTACGATCACGAGAAGATGGGTAACTTCAAGTTCAAGGACATGCGTTACCTTGACAACAAGTTCGTCAAGTTGATTGTGGTCAACAAGGGTGACGCATACGAGTTTGAACGGTTCGTGGATCGCATTCAGAATCAGAAGATTCATGAACTGAAGGTCATGGAGGACTTCAAAGAGTTCATCGGTGAGAACGTAGGAGACACTGTGTCTGTGGATGACACTGAGACTCTCGTGTATGACTACATCGACAACGTTAATACTGATCTAGATAAAGACCGCATCAAGAAGGAGATATCCGCCTTGATGATTGAAGCACAACAGATGGAGGTGATGTAATGCGTGGTAAGACTGCAAAGTTGCTCCGAAAGGCCGGAGTCGCAACCAAGAAAGACAAGAGACATTTCCAGTCCCTTGATCGTCGTAACAAACAAATCTTTTTGGATTTTTTGAGAACTGCATTGGCAGGGAAGGGTATTCAAGTTGAGCAGCAAGAATGATATTACAGGGGACGCAATCAAATCACGTCCTATGAACGACAAGTATTCCGAAGGATGGGATCGAATCTTTGGTCAACGTAAACGGGCGTTCAACGAACCTATTGACAGCCCAGATGATATGTGGTATCATACGTGCAAACAAAATGGCGCAATCCACACCATGAAGGGAGAATCCTGTAACTGGTGTGGTCTCAAAGAAGACGGAACTTATGATTAAGTTTGAAGAACTCCGATGGAAGAATTTCCTTTCGACGGGGAACAACTTTACTACTATTGATTTTACTGTGACACCCACCACTCTTGTCGTGGGTCACAACGGTGCGGGTAAGTCTACTATGTTGGATGCCCTGTCGTTTGCCCTGTTCGGTAAACCTCACCGCAAGATTTCCAAGCCGCAGTTGATTAACTCTATCAACGGTAAGGGTACAGTAGTAGAGGTAGTCTTTACAGTCAACGGTATACGGTACAAAGTAGTTCGTGGAATCAAACCCAACATCTTTGAGATTTGGGCTAACGATAATATGATTAACCAGAACTCACATGCGAAAGAGTATCAACAGATGCTTGAGCGCAACATTCTGAAGTTGAACCACAAGTCCTTCCACCAGATTGTTGTGTTGGGTTCTAGTTCCTTTGTACCTTTTATGCAGCTATCGTCCGGTGCGAGACGTGAGGTGATCGAAGACCTACTTGACATCAACATGTTCAGTAAGATGAATGCCCTACTCAAGGAGAAGATGGCGGTACTGAAGGAAGATATCAAGGACAACGGTCACCAGATTGAAATGGTCAAGACCAAGATCAATGCACAGAAGAAGTATCTGCGTGATCTGTCTGCCCTAAACACCGCACACCGTAAGGAGAAAGAATCAGAGATCACCGCAATCCTTGCGGAGATTACTGAACTGCAGGACTTCAATACGGAGAACATGTCGAAGGCATCGACACAGATTGAGAACGTGTCGAAGAAACTGGAGAAAGTCGCCACGTCTCGTGAGAAGTTACTTGAGTACCAATCGACGTTCAAGTCTCAGATCAAGGCGGTAGTAAAGGAAGCGAAGTTCTTTGAAGAGAACGAACACTGTCCTACGTGTGACCAACACATTGCAGAAGACCTACGTGAGTCCAAGAAGACGGGTGCACAGGCACGTGCAAAGGAACTCAATGATGCAATGAGTAAGTCTGACTCTCAGATGGAGGACTTCGACAAACAGTTGTATGACCTTCACGCCGAGATGGATGCCGCTCGTGAACTGCAGAACGAGGTCAACAACAACAATCAGACCATCACTCGACTCAATCGGAATATTGACAGGATACGTCAAGAACTTGACAGCCTGTCAGAAAATACTGGTGAGATGAAAGAGGCGAACGACGAACTGGCGAGTCTGAGTGGAGAGTTGGAATCAAAACAAGATGAGAAGTACAAGTTGCACGAGAACTACTCGTACCAACAGGTGAGTGCAGAACTACTGAAGGACTCTGGTATCAAGACCAAGATCGTGAAGCAGTACCTACCCGTAATCAATCAGTTCACGAACCAGTACCTACAGATTCTAGACTTCTTTGTGCACTTCGATCTGGATGAGAGTTTCAACGAGACCATCCGTTCACGGTTCCGTGACAACTTCTCGTATGACTCATTCTCCGAAGGGGAGAAGCAACGCATTGACCTGTCCCTACTATTCACGTGGAGACAGATCGCTAAGATGAAGAACTCAGTGGCCACCAACCTACTGATCCTTGATGAGACGTTTGATTCGTCTCTGGATGACGATGGGGTGGAGAACTTGATGAAGATCATTCACACACTGGGTGAACAGGAAACGAACGTGTTCGTCATCTCTCACAAGGCTGAGTTGGAAGACGCTGCGTTCGAACGACGACTGGAATTTACGAAGGATAAAAATTTCAGTAAATTGAAGGTTGCCGCTTGACACGTCAAGTAAACCTATGGTACTATACGCACATATCAATCAAAGGTAAATATTATGGAACTATCTGACCGCACACTCGCAGTTCTGAAGAACTATGCGACTATTAATCCGAACATCGTTTTCCAAGAGGGGAACAGTGTTCGTACAGTTTCCGTTGCACGTAACGTGTTCTCACGTACTAGTGTGTCGGAAGACTTTCCCGTAGGTTTTGGTATCTACGATCTCAATGAGTTCTTGAACGTCTTGGGTCTGGTCGATCAACCAGTTCTCTCGTTTGAGAAGGACTATGTGGTCGTGGGTGATACTACGGGACGTTCACGGATCAAGTACTTTTACTCTGATCCTGATATGCTTACTTCGCCTTCGAAGGACATCGTTCTTCCAGAATTCGAAGTTAAGTTTAACCTAGATAATGGTACGTTGGGTCGTGTGAAACGTGCAGCGGCGGCACTAGGACACAATGAGATTTCAATTCGCCCTAACAACGGGTGTATTCAAATCTCAGTTCTGGACACCAAAGATGCAACGTCGAATGCGTTTACCATTGACGTGGATGGTTCGTATGAAGACGGGGTTGACTTCAACTTCGTATTGAATGTGAACAATCTGAAGATTGTCAACGAGGACTTTGAAGTGAGTATCTCCAAGAAACTCATCTCTCAGTTCAAGTCGGTTCAATCTGATATTGAATACTTTATTGCACTAGAAAAATCATCGACATATGGAGTCTAACATGGCAAAAGCAGCAGAAGCTCAAGCAGACCACTCTCAGGCGTATGAACTTGGGAATCGGGTCGCACGATCCACCATCGCAGTGATCGACACTGTGGTACAGCGTGGTGGTTTCAAGGGAGAGGAACTCTCTACGATTGGACAGTTACGTGATCAGGCGGTACAACTTGTCCAACTCGCAGAAGGTTTCCAATCGGAAGCCGCTGGAGAAGAGTAAATGAATGGTTGGAACTCTTACGGTTATCTACCTGACGTAGTGTTCCATATGCGTGAACGTGTTGAGTCCTTCGAAGGGGACAATCCCTTTCGTTGGGTTCGCACTACGACAGGTGAACTGTTCGGTGGTAAGAAGGTTATCATCTTCGGTTTGCCTGGCGCATTTACTCCCACGTGCACTAACGAACAACTACCTACCTTCGAACGCATGTATGATGAGTTCAAGGAGTTTGGTGTTGAAGAGATTTGGTGTACGTCTGTGAATGACGCATTCGCAATGTACCAGTGGGCGCAACAATTAGGAATCAGGAACGTCAAGATGTTACCGGACGGTAACGGAGACTTTGCGGAAGGTATGGGTATGTTAGTTGACAAATCCAACCTTGGTTTCGGTAAACGTTCTTGGAGATATGCAACGTTAGTAGATGACCTTGTAATCAAAGAACTCTGGGAAGAGGATGGATTTATGGACAACTGTCCCGCTGATCCATACGCAGAATCTAAACCGGAAAACGTTTATGCAGACTTGCACGTTAAGCGCTCTTAGCTCAATTGGATAGAGCAACGGCCTTCTAAGCCGTAGGTTTCAGGTTCAAGTCCTGAAGGGCGTACCAAAAAGGAAACAATATGAAAGCAGGAAAAGTTTGGGGAACAACGGAACTCATCGAACACAACAGTACGTTTGAGTTCCATCGCATTGAGTTCACAGAGAACCATTGTTGTTCTGAACATTATCACAAAACTAAGTGGAATGGATTCTTTGTTGAGTCTGGTATCCTGATGGTCAAGACTTGGCAGGAACAACCAACTGAAGCCCGTGCTAACATGTTGTGTGATCAAACCATTCTACGGGCGGGTGACTACTACAAAGTAGAGCCCGGCAAGTGGCACCAATTCGTCGGTGTTAAGAGTGGTGTAGCGTTTGAACTGTACTGGGCGGAGTTTGATGCAGACGATATCGTTCGCAGAACTACGGGACATAAATTGACTGAATGAAGGAACTCAAGGATTACGTAAGAGTCTACGATAACGTATTCCGTGAAGATGAGTGTGAATACCTTATCGATCTTTTTGAGGAAACTCGTGATAGAGAGGTGCTCAAGTACAGAACAAAGGCGTACAACTTTGATCAGTTAGAACTGAACACTAGTAAGTGGGGCGCAAGTCATTGCAACTCATTATACACAAGTCTTGTTCCTGTTTACAACAAGTACTTCGAAGAGGTTGGGGTGAGTGACTACGTTGAGGTTCATGGCGTAGAAGCTCTCCGAATAAAGAAGTATCGAAAAGGTTCGGATCAACAGTTTAAGACTCACATTGATGTGACAGATCATGCGACTGCAAGAAGGTATGCAGTGGCAATTGTGTATCTAAATGACAATGATGGGTGTACTGTGTTCCCCAATCTAGATGTCGAGGTTGTACCAAAAGCAGGACGTGTGGTCGTGTTTCCCCCCATGTGGATGTTTCCCCATGCGGGTCTGACCCCAAAGGACTGCGATAAGTATATCATGATGACGTGTTTACACTATAGTTAGAATTGCCGGTTTAGCTCAGCAGGTAGAGCAGCGCACTTGTAATGCGAAGGTCGGGAGTTCGATTCTCTCAACCGGCACCATATGGAGGAACCTATGAAGAAGGGTTTACATGAACGAAGAATGGGTGCATACGAGCGTCTCCTCGTATCTCAGTTCTTCCCCAAGAAGGATCGGACTGAGGAATCTTGGTCTAAGAGGAAGGAGAAAGAGCTAGAAATTCTAAGGAATCTTCTCAATATTCGAAAATAATCTATAAAAAACGCTTGACTTTAGACCAAGAACCTGTCATAATTACCCTGTAATTGAGAGTGAGGATACATTATGACTGCGTTTGTTAAAGAAGATTTTGTTTGGGACGGTTCTTACCTGATGTACTATGGTCGTCATGAAGGTTCTGTCAACATGGAAGTCGCAAGACCTAACTGTCACCCATCTTGGGTCGGTAAACCAAAACCTGAGTTTATCGCTCGATTCAAGTATGGGCCGTACAAGCCTTGGAAGGCGTGGGTTAACTTCCTAGTGAAGTACGTTTCTGTTGAACGGTACGTTGCTTTGGAAAAAGCGTCTAGTCCGGTTCAAGCAATGCGTCAACTTGGTTATAAGGGGAAAGTGTAATGAAGATTGTATTCCACACTCAAATCCGTGAGAACTACGGTGCCCATGATTGGGACGGTGAGGGTGAATGCCCTCAGCGCTGGAAGTACAAAGGTGGTAACACCTACGTGGTCAACTGTGACCTCACTCAAGCAATGGACAAGGCGTTCTGGGAACGTGCATCCGATGCTGTCACCGAAGACGGTGACTACTTCGAAGAGTACGTGCTCTCTTCAGAGTTGATCGATGATATCGACTACGTGGAGTCTCAACACGTTGCGGAGTGGGATGCTCCTTATTATCTCACTGAGATCGATGGTGGGTTCCAAGTGAACCGCACTGAGAAGAACGATACGATGGGTTACATGCGTAAGGAGATTGCGAAGAAGTACGAGACGTATGTCATTCGCAACAACACTCGTGAGGACTATCAGTCTTCTTTTGAGATGGTCAATGGTCAGATCATTCCCTACGCCGAGTTGAGTAACTGGTTTGAGGCTTATGCCTCATGAGAGGTGAGGTAACATTTAGGACTTTTGTAATTTCGGTTGTGGTCATGGCTATACTGACCTCTTTCGGATTTTACAAAAATTCCCAAAAAGTTCCTGTCCAGTCTGTGACAGATGTTGCTCCTCCACCTACTATCGCCCCCGTCACAACGGACGACTTACAGATAGTGGTGGAGGAGACTTTTTATTCCGAAAGAGACCTTGAGTGTTTGGCGCTCAACTCTTACTACGAGTCACGCAACCAGTCTGTCGCAGGACAGATTGCAGTTGCACAAGTGGTGTTGAATCGGGTCGAGTCTCCCAAGTTTCCTAACACGATCTGTGACGTGATATATCAGGGCCCTACATATACCAACTGGAAAGGTAACGAGATGCCTGTACGCAACCGTTGTCACTTCTCGTGGTGGTGTGATGGGAAGAGTGACATCCCCGTTGACGTTAGGACGTATCACAAAATACTGGACATGTTGACTGACTTGGTTTACAGTGATACGATTGATATTACGGATGGTAGCACACACTACCATGCGGATTATGTTGAACCAGACTGGTCGTCTGCATTTGAAGTAACCGTGAAGATAGACGATCACATTTTTTATAAGTGAAAGATATGAAACCAAGTGAATATTACGATGAGTTAGTTAGACACGACTGGTACTACGAGTACTCAGATGACCATAGTGTATGGCAGAGAGGTCAAGCTAACAAACATCGTATACAGAGTATAGCTCAAGAGAACCCCGTTCTACTTGAACTATATAATGCCTACTCTGACTATGTGTTTAGAGAAGGAGACAAACCCACCAGACCGGAGGATATGTGATGGTCGAAACGTTGAGTCTGATCGCAGCAGTACTTGTGATTGGTGTTATTTGGTTGGTTGTGAAGGGAAATCCCGAAATCACTCCTATGGATGACGCAGGGATTCGCCCCGAAGAACCAAAGACCTATGGTGATGGACAATTAGTTGAGGAAGCAATCGAAGACTTGATCGACGATGTAGACCTCATGAAGTTGACCAAAGCCGAACTACTCAGCATGGCTGAAGCAAAAGGCGTGACTGCTTCTTCTCGTTTGAAGAAGGCGGAGATCGTCGAACTGTTGAAGTAATGCTGTCGTTATGATGGGGAGATCGTCCGGTCTCCCTGTCACTTTTTATCTTGACTTCCCCACATCTCTGTGGTATGATACGTGAAATTATTTAAATGATGGAGTACACTATATGCGTGATGAATTCTTGTGGGTCGAGAAGTACCGCCCCCGTCGAGTCTCTGAGACTATCCTTCCCAAGGAACTGAAAGAGACCTTTCAGAAGATTGTAGACGGTGGTGAGATTCCCAACATGTTGTTCTCCGGTACGGCTGGTACTGGTAAGACAACCATCGCACGTGCCATCTGTGAAGAACTAGGTCTTGACTACATCGTGGTCAACGGTTCGGAAGAGGGTAACATCGATACCCTTCGTGGCAAGATCAAACAGTTCGCATCCTCAGTATCCCTGTCCGGTGGATACAAGGTTGTCATTCTAGACGAAGCGGACTACCTCAATCCTCAGTCTACGCAACCCGCACTCCGTGGGTTCATTGAGGAGTTCTCCAACAACTGTCGGTTCATCCTGACCTGTAACTTCAAGAACAAGGTTATCGAACCCCTACACTCTCGTTGTTCCAACTACGAGTTCAACTTCAGTAAGAAGGTGCAGGCGACTCTGTGCAGTCAGTTCATGTCTCGTGCAACTGAGATTCTGAATACCGAAGGGGTCGCATTCAATCCTGACACCCTTGCACAAGTTATCATGAAACACGCACCGGACTGGAGACGTGTACTCAACGAGTTGCAACGTCACTCTATCTCCGGTCAACTGGAAACTACGGTTATCATCAATGACGCAAATGATAACTACAATGTCCTGTTCAAGGCACTCAAGGAGAAGGACTTCAAGAAGATGCGTTCTTGGGTTGTCAACAATATGGACGTGGAACCCGCAACCGTCTTCCGTGGAATCTATGACGTGATGAACGAATACGTTCAACCTCAGTCGATTCCCCAACTCGTATTGATCCTCGCTGATTATCAATACAAGAATGCGTTCGTGGCGGATCACGAACTTAATCTGGTCGCCTGTATGACTGAGGTCATGGCAAACGTGGAGGTCAAGTAATGGAAAATAAGAAAGGGTTCTCACCTCAAGAGGACGTGGATGTCTTTATGACGGCCGCAGATCAATCTCTACGGTATGATATGCCCAAAGACCCTACCGTAATGTTCGATGAGGATCAGGCAAAACTCTATATGGATTTGGTTGAGGAGGAGTTCAACGAGACTAAAGAGGCGTTTGCGAACAAGGATATCGTAGAGGTTGCGGACGGTATTGCAGACATGGTGTGGGTCATCATGGGTCTTGCAAGTAGTCTGGGTATCGACTTCTATAAGGTCTGGGAGGCAGTCTACCAGTCTAATATGAGTAAGGTGCAGGAAGGTAAGTTGATCAAGAACCCTGAGACTGGGAAGGTCATGAAACCGGACACTTACTTTGAACCCAAGATTAAGGAGGCTTTGGGTCTTGGATAAATGGGATATCGCACATATGAAGGTCGCCGGTATCTACGGTGCTCTCTCTAGTGCAAGACGTGCGAAGGTCGGGTGTGTCATTGTAAAGGACAATCGAATCATCTCTATCGGTTACAACGGTATGCCATCAGGTTGGGATAACAACTGCGAAGATGAAGACTGGCCTCAGTGGGCAAGAAGTAGAGAGTGGAAAGAGATCGATCCGGTCTATGTCCGATTGAAAACTAAACCGGAAGTCCTACACGCAGAGACAAATGCAATCGCAAAGGTCGCACGTAGTTCCGAAAATTGTGATGGTGCAACACTATATACTACGATGCTGCCCTGTTTAGATTGCGCCAAGTTAATCTACCAATCAGGCATACAAAAGGTATTTTATGCGGAGACTTATCCAAAAGGCACAGCAGGATTAGAGTTTTTAAATCAGTGTAAAATTCCTGTGGTGAAGATATGAATCAAGAAGAGTTTGAACAAAAACTAAAAAGAGCAATACAATATAGAATACGTGGAATCACAAATTCTATGGACAATGTATTGTACTTTCCCCAAAACATCGATGTCCGCATATGTCCGAAGAACGGAATGTCAACTCTGAAATGGGCGTTATTGTACTGCAGTGGTGTTGACATGGAAACAAATCAGAAGACTGCCGAAGCGCTTGTTATGGGAACAAAAGCGCATAGAATTCTGAACATCAAACAGTATGGTTATAGGGAACAACTTCCCTATCGAAAAGACAGCACACGTATTGCGGTAACACGTGATCCAGTTAAAAGATTCTTGTCTGCTGCCGAGTACATTAAGAAAGAGTACCTTCGATCACAACAGACTTTGGACTTGAATCCTGAATCAGAAGACCTTGCGGCTAAGATTGAAAGTCTGAGTAAGATGTCTGATCTGGACATGTTACCTGATAGTTTAGATGACTTGATACACGGGGTAAGGGAAGGA